GAGAAGCTGTAGTAGAAACAACAGCAATACTTCCAGCAAGTCCGCTTGCTAAGAAAATTGCACTTCCTATAAAGCCAGAAAAAGTTGCAGAAAAAGAGCTGTCATAAATAATTCCTTTTCTAAGCATCTGTGCTGCTGAGTTATCACTCGTGTAAGAGTTCATTGCAAGTGCAAGAACACCAGTTGTTGCTGAATCAGCTACATCTGCACGTTCCCAAGTTCCTGAAGCAGTCAAATGCATTACATTCATAAACGAACAATCAGAACCAACTATTTGGCTATACTCAATCCAACCCTTTGCAGTCTTGTCTGTTGTTATTTTCATAGCACTTGGTTGTGCCCAGAAATCTCCTGGGTTCGCAAATTCTGATTCCATTATTGTTACTATAATATCTCTTAAATCTTGAGGGGAGATGTTCCCTGTTACATTATCAGCTGCTAATGCTAATATCTGCGCTCTAGTTCTTTGTGTATCAGCCATTTTAATTTCCTCCTATTATTTTAAAAGAATCCATCTGAAAAACCATCTGGTTCAAATGAACTTCCATTGTGTGTGTCAAAAGACAAATCAAATCCATGATCAAAACCTCCTATCAAGTACTCTCCATTATACTCATGCATTGCATTAAAACCTATGTCAAATCCTTCATCAAAACCAACTATTGGAATGGTGTCATCATTAACCGGCATTGCATTAAAACCTATGTCAAATCCTCTATCAAAACCAATTCCATAATAATCATATAAAGCCATCATATGTGCTGGTTTTAACTCATCTATTTTATTTATTAAAGCTCGTAATAATGCATTCCTTGTCTGTGACCAACTGGGGTCCATCGAAAGCATCATGTCAAAGCCATTACTAAATCCTGTACCAAAACTTTTTTTATCTCCTTGCGCATCTGATCTAACTAAAAAGAAAAACAAATTATCAAGTCCACCACAAGCATCTCCTGCTCTGCTAACACCTGCTATAAAAGGAATAAACTCATATATATAAATAGTGTAATTTATAGCACCTGCAATTTCTATGAAATAATTTTTATATTGTCCACCTACTGCTATTTGTCTAGCAAATACTGCTGCTTGCCTGTCTGCTAAAACTGTTTCTGGTTCAGTTATTCCATAATCTTTTTCATGCTCTGTTATGAGTTCAACTGCTCGCCTTGGGTCTCTTTCCTTTAATAAATCATAAGATCTTCCATCCACTCTAGACAGTTCATCAGAAACAGAAAGAAGAAGTTGATCTATTACAGAATCAGGATCTTTTGTTATTGCTTTCCCTGGAGGAAGTAATGATTTAAGTAGTTTCTTATACTCTTCTGCAGATCTACCCATAATTCCTCCATGTAATTTCACCAAAAACAGGAACTCTATTGATAGGAATAGCAATATCATCATCTGGTACATTGAGTTTGTGGACAGTTAAACTTGCAGCAGATCCGACTGCTGCACTTATATCAGAATAATATTGTGTTTCACCTGGACCACCAAAATTTAATAAATAATCTTCAAGTTGAGCAGTAACTTGTGTTCTTACGGCAGAATTGTTTGGACTAATACTTATATCAAAATCAACTGCATATAAACTAAGAACTACCATATGTAGGCCCGCTTTTGCCCCTACTGGCACACCAATAGTAAGACCTGTAGTTGGATCTATGTGTTCTATTAAATATTCTTTTGTACTCTCCATTTCATCAGTACTTGGAATTATACTAGCGTCATTATCTCTAACATATGCAACACCAATTGTTCCTCTTCCTTGATATTGAGGAAAAACCCAAACCCTAGTATTACCAGATATTTCTAATGTCCAACTTGCATAATCAAATTCAGCACCGCCATGTGGAGGAGTTCTTTTTCTAGTTAAGACTCTGCTACGATATGATTCATCTTCTTCTTCCTCTGTTCCACCATCTATACCAGCAACACCGACAGTTATTTTAGTATCAACACCAGCTATTGGTGATATGAAACTAAGTAAGATTCCGCTGTCATCATTATATTCACTTCCTGCATCTTTAGCTGTAAAATCAACAGAGAAAGTTCCAGTGGCTCCAACACTAACCTCTTCATCAGTCAAATAAGTATAACCTGCACTGCTTTCTAATTCAGTTTTAGCTGGGATAACTGCAAGATAAGTTCCTGTCCCAGCTCCGGTTCCTGTTGCCTTTTCTGTCTCTGTTTTCACAACACCATATTCATTTCCCTGTGTCTCCAGATTATCTGTGTTAGCAGTAAGCACAAACAACTGATCTTTCTGATATTCTAAAAAGCCATATAAAAGATGAATACTCCCTGCAAAAACCCTAGCAAATATTTTTGCCAAACTTCTTCTAAGTAAAGAGAAAGCATTTTGTATTCTTGACTTCATATCATTTTGTACTCTTGTGTCTATTTCTTCTAATGTAGGTCTATCAAATGGCATATTTTAAACCCTCCTTAAGCAACTTGTGCATTCCACAAATCATCAAATTCATATACTTCAATAGTTCCGTCTTTCTTTTTTAGCTCAACAGATATAATCAATATTGGTGTTGTTGCAGTTCCTTCTCTTGTAACTTCTACTTCAACACCAGCAACGACACCATCATCTACCATCCATTCTAATGCGTCTTGTGCATATTCTTTTGCTGCATTTATAGTTTCTTGTGTTGTTTTCGCCCGATCTAATAACCATAATTTAGAACCAATCTGATCATCTTCCTCAAGCAAGTCACCCCACCAACCTTTTTTATCATTTATATCATCTAAATCATCATCGTCATCAGCTCTTCTGTCTAAAAACAAACTAAGAATAACAGCTGTCTCTAATCCCGACTCTCTAACAAAGTCTTCTTTTTCAAAGGAGATATCTCCTTGCATCAGCTCTTCTTCCCATATTATTTTCATATCACTCATAATTATACCTTTATGTAATAGGATAAATACTTGTTATAGTCACAGCACTTAATACATATGTATTAGTTGCTACACCATATGTGGTTATGTGAGATACAATAGCATTTCCCATAGCTCTCATTATTAAAGTTTGATCTGCAACACTAGCATCATGAACATCCTCAAGACCACTTAATGCTGCTTGGATATCCGCCCTGATTGCATCCCCTAATATATCTCCATTCATTGCCATGATTAACCACCTTTTAATTTTAAAATGCCCGCTACATTTCCACCATGAGTTATTCCAGTAAGTGGGCAAGTTTTCATAACATTTGGAGCAAATAAGCTGGCATCCCCTGTGTCTAAAGTTATTCCATCACTTCCCATAGTAACTTTGTTTCCGTTTTTGTCTTCTATTTCTATTCCATTTGAAGTGAGAGTTATTTTATTTTCTTCTTTATCATATATTCTAACTTCTCCTTCTTTTAAATCTTTCGGTCTGCTATCTCTGTGATGTGTTTTTAAAGCAATTCCTTGATCCCTATTCCCGTTTATAAAGGCAATCGTTACTTCTGTGCTGCCATCAACAGGAGGATTAGAAATAAATCCATAATCATTTGGACTTTCAACATCTGTAATAGTTTCATCTTTAAGGCCTATTACTTGTATTTTCATCGTCTTTTCTGAATTATTAACCGCTGATAGTATTGCTCTGCCCACTAACAAAAATATTTTTCTTCTTATAGGGGCGAGTGCTCTGCTTATCCCTTCCATCATGAGTCAAACCTCGTCTTTATTTTTATGTCGCCTGCTTCACCTGAAAAAATATCCTTGTCTGCTAAAGTTAATATTGTTGAAGTTTCTTGATATTTATCATTTTCATTTTCTCCAGTATCATACAAATATTTTGCTTCAATTATTAGTAATGTTTCATTAACATCAAGCAATTTGTCTTCAACTTTAACTAATTTGTTGATTCCCCATATGTCACCATTGCTTTGTGTCCAACTTGGTATCTTATATTGTATGAGTCTACTAAGTCCTGCTCTGAGCCTTGCTTCCCACCTAGCTCTACTTTTGCATCTCCCTGTGTCAGCTTCTCTGTCCATAAAAATAATATTTGGTCTGTTCCTGCTAACTACAGCATCATTAAAAGTGAAACTACAGTTGATATAATCTGACAAACTTTTTTCATCAGTTCCTATGCCATAACCTTTTGCTGTATAATTACTAAATCTATCCCTATCTGATTGAAGATATGAGCCACTACTAGCATTTACATTATATTGTATTGGGTCATTTGTCTTCCCTGTTTCAGTAGCTTTTGTCAAAGTCAACTTGCCATCTCCAAGACTTATTGGGATCACTCCTATATCTCTACACAGATCTATTATTAAATCTGCTACAGACACACCTTCACTTGCCTTAAAGGTCTCTATCGTGGTTAAAACAGTGTTTTTGGCACTGTCCTCAACTGTGACTTCAATAGAAAAAGGAGTACAGAGTTTCTTTATTATAGCAACTACAGTTTGCTTCTTAAATTCATTATTACTTCCAGTATAAGGGCAATCAACTAAATCTGCTGTCTTGTCTCTCCCTACAAACTGTAAACTAAAATCGCCTTCTCCATATTTTATTGGTATTTTATCAATATATCCGTCACAAATAGTTGTGTTTCCGATGACAGCTTTTGCTTCTGCTCCCATCTTGATTTTCCATTTTTCAAAATCACCTTCTGTATAATCAAAGGTTTCAAATGCAAATTCTCCTGCAATTTCAAGCATACTTTTCTTAATATACATATGTGACCAGTTAACATAATTATAATTGTTAACATTAAGAGAAAAATTATCAAGAACTTTTGTGGTCATTAGTCTTCCAGTATCCTTATTTCTTCATTACCTGGAATAAATCCAGGGTGTTTTATTATTGTTTTATTTTTATTAAATATTTCAGAACATCTGTCTAAATCTAAATATTTATCATACGAGAGCACCAAAGTGGATGAGATGTCACTTGGGCTTTCATAATCTATCTCTTTTGTTAATGTATTTGATATGTTAGTCATTTCAACAATAAAAGAAGTTTTCATTTCTTCTGCTGCCAAAAACATATCAGTGTTATTTATCTCTAATTGATTGCCAAGCCTGTTCTCCATGTAATCATCAAATGCATCAAGGACATCTGCAAGAAGACTTAGTAATTGATTTTGGCTGCTAAAATTTATTCTTATACCAACCCTTGTTGCAAATATTAAAAGTTGTAATTTAATTGTATTTATACATATGGTCAAATTGTCATCTTGTGTCTCCATAACTGACCCAATCTCTTCTTCTTTAATAGCTTTAACTGCTGCAAGCATTTGAGAAACAACCGAAACACCTAAACTTTCTGGTATTGAATCACCATCTAAAGTATAAGAATTTCCCCTAGTTGTACCACTGCACCCACCTACAACCCCTGAATTTACAGCATCTCCCGCCATTCCTACCAAGTTACCAAAGCTTTCTGATGCTGCTTGAAGTGTTTCAAACAACTCACAAGGAGCATTAAGCACCAATGCCAATGTATTTATTGCTGTTCCTATGGCTCCTGTTGCTGCATTTACAGTAGACCTCACAACATTATTTACGCTACTAACAGCGGTTTGTATCTTTAACAGAACACTTGTCAATGGACTGATTAAGTTCTGTACAAAAGATGCTGTAACATTCATTATATTTATAAAACTATCTATTGACAAGTTATTAGCTGCAACAGCTTTATCATCAATTATCTTTTTAGAATCTTTTGTTTCTCCTGGAAATAAAGAAGTTTGCTCTAAATCAAATTCAATATCAAATTTAGCAATGCCTCCTTCATCAAAACTTTCCGCTATTGCCCAACGACTTGCATGAACTCTTAATCTGCCGTGGAAAGGATGTATCAAAGTCCCTGGACCACGAACGTTTTGGAGTTTGTCTAAGAGTTTATCCCTCTGCTGGAAATAATCAAAATTATTCTCGGCATTCTGTACAACAAAAGCATTTATGGTAAATTTAACCAACGTTGGCCCTTGATCTACTGTAACAGTTCTTTTCTGCCAGCGTTCTATTTCTTTTATTCTTCTGCCACCGGAAGTCTGCGTTTTTATAACACCAAAACTAACTCCTCTCCAACTAGCTGGCTGTAAATTGTCTTTCCAGTCCATTTTACTCCCTACCTTGTGACCGCACCAAGTTCTGGCCCTGTAGCTACTTTTATATTACTTTTTCCCTGTCTTTCTTTCCACTTATCAACAACTAAATTTCCGTCTTTCATAATTCTTAAAGTGATATCTGTTTTAGACTGAGACAGTCCAGTCATCATAGCTTTCAACTCAGAGTAATCAAGAACCTTTTTGCCATCCTTTTCCCTAACTTTAAGACCAAGTCCTGGCATACTATCAACACCAGCTATTTGCATTTGTTGAAGAAACATTTTTCTGGTCCCTTTTCCTTCCATTAAATTTTGCTTTGTGTACTTTCCTTTCTTCCCGTGTTCAAGAAACTTCATTGCTTGAGCTTTTTTATTTATTGCATTTTTTCCTGATAATGCATTATACATATCAACAGGAGCTGTTTTCATATACCTAAAAATATTTTTATAAGTCTTTGCTTCAAAAAGAGACCTTAAACCTTTAACAGATTCACCAACAGCCCACATTAACTTGCTAAGAAGCGGCAACACAATATCACCAACAACTTGAGCAGTTACCATCAAAGTCGCTTTAAACTTCTCCCATTCGTGTCCTGTTTTATTAACACCATTAGCAACTTCATCAAATGCAGTATCTAATGCACCAGTGCTATTTTTCATTTGCAGTAATTTTTTATCAAAATCATCTGTTTGTTTTCCTGTTAAAGCAAATACTGCTGTCAATGCTTCAGCTCTTCCAAATAATTTAGCTGCTTCTGTTTCACTTCCACCTGTTTGTTTCGCTAGCATCCTCAAAGACTCTGTCATGCCATTTTCTTTTACCATCGCTGCAGCACTTTCATACCCAAGTTTTTTAACATTAGCAGTCATAGATGATGTAGGTTTCAACATTGCTTTTAATATTGCTGCCATCTGAGTACTGACTTCTGCTGCTCCCCCAGTAACTCCTGTCAAAGTAGCAAAACCAGCAAATAATTCTTCTTGTGAGATCCCTAATTTAGCAGCGAAAGGAGTAACGCGTCCAATGCTTGCTGCTAATTGAGGAAAATCTGTCTGCCCTAATTTAACAGTCATAAATGCTAAGTCCGCTGCTTTCTTCATTGCTATCGCTGATGTGTCTCCATAACCTTTTGTAACTGCAGAAGTAAGAGCAATGGCATCAGTGGTAGTAGCCATACCAGCGGCAGCAGCTTTTGCATTAATCTTTAACTGATCTAATGATTCACCACTATCTCCAAATGCAGATATTACTTGATACAAACCACCAGCAAGATCATCTGTTGATCTTCCTAATTCTTGCGCCATATCTTGAACACCTGATTTAAGAGCGAGCACTCTTTCTGTGCTTCTTGGTATTAGTGTTGCTATATTTGCCATTGATTTATTAAACTTCATAGACATATTGATAATAGCAACTCCAAGAGCAGCAACTCCAAGTCTCATAGGAATTACACTGCCCAAACTATTTTCCATCCCTTTTGAAAATTTCCTCATTCCAAGCCTTGCTCGTCTTGCACCAGAAGCAACTTTTTTACCTAAAGAAGCACCTAATTTTGAAGCAGAAAGAGAAGCTCTTTTCATAGACGCAGAAGCTCTTCGCATTCCTTCGGAAAGTTTCTTTGTAGTGGCGTCAAATAAAACACTTACTTTAAATTGTTTATCGCCCATCAGCTATTCTCCTATAAATTTTGCTGCCCCTTCTGCCCAAAATAAAAAATCTTCAAAGTAAAAATTCATTATCTCTTCTGCTGAAAACTTAAAAACATTAGCAACACCCCATATCGAATCGTTTAAATCATTAAGATATGAAGTGTCTTTTAGAAAAAACCATATAACTTTCTAACCTTATCCAAAATATTATTGATGTCTTCAACATCCAGTTCCTCTAAAAACTTGACATCAATGTCGGTAAGTATAGAAATAAATGGTAAAAAAACAATCGGATTAAAATTTGGATCAGCCTCACTATCAAATAATTCAGAGGGTATTCCACGCAAATGTTTCACTCTTAATCTTGGAGGAAAAACAAATTTTTCAATTTCTAAAATATCACCTGCTTCAGTAGCAACTGAAATTGGATATTTTAAATCAAGTGTTGTTTCTTCAAGAATTTCTTCAATAAGCTCTTTGGCTTCAACTCTATTCCTGTGACTGCTTCTTCTAACTATCTTTTTCTCTTCCATCTCAAAATCCTTTTTCAAATTTCTTTTTTACTATTGCTTGCCTTCTACCCAGAAAGCTCCTTCAAATCTGACGGTGACTTCTCCTTCACCACCAGTAAGCTCCATATTATTAGTACAAGTCGCACCATCCATAGTATAGGTTTTACCAACTCCACCAGCAGCTTTGTATGCAATCGTTCCGTTGCCATTTATTGCTGCAAGATCAGTCAAGCTGACATCATCTCTGTCTGTGATAGTTACTTCACAAAAGGCTGGAATAGGCTCTTCTGTGAATCCATGAAGACCGCCATCTCCAAGTACAGCCTTTCTTTCAAAAGCCGGCATTCCTGAAACACATAGTCCTCCAGCTTTTGCACCAGCTTTATTAAGTAATTTATTACCATTTACAACAACTTCAATTCTTCCTGTTATCTTAGCCATCTCTTTCCTCCTTTACAGAATAAACTGAATCAATCCAGCAAGTATCCTAAACTGGTTGACAAGGTCAGGTGGTAGTAAAACATTAACTCTATTCTTATCACCTGAATCTCTTTCAATTATTAAATTTGTAATAAACTCATCAAGATTTTCTATCAATCCTTTTTCTCTAAGCAAAGTAAAAAGAGCAACTGTCTCATCCTTAACTGTTCCAGGATTTGCTACATTAGTTCCGGGCTGAATAGGAAAATCATTATTCGCTAATTTGAATCTAGGAATTATAAATCTTGTGAGCATTCTTGCCTTATATTGATATCTTATTTCAGCTAAAGTAGCTAAAGTTTGAATGTCCAAATAACTAGCATCCGGAACTCCTGCTGCATTTGTCTGATATGTAGTTGCACATCTTTCAATAAGAACATTACCAACAGTGTCAGTTATCCAAGTTGCAATGCCATCATATAACAAAATGTTTCTTTCGCTCTTTATAAAACGATCTCCTTCTGTCGGAGCTAATATTCCTTTAAGTTTCAGATAATGTAATGGTCTTGCAGGATCTTGATTAAGATTAAATCCAGCAATAGCTGATAAAGCAGCCGCCCATTCTTCAGCAGTTGTTGGTGATTCATACGCGGACATTATTGTATTGTGTGGGCTATTTCTGCTATTCCCAAGTGTTGATGAATCAGCAAGGCTTTTATTAGCTGCTGTAAATCCATGTCCTTGAAGATCAACAAGTGGTCCATATCTTTCCTCTAATAAATCCTCAATAGATTTAAGATTAGTTGCATCTGTATAAGGTTGACAAATATAATGAAATTGTTCTTCACCTATTACAGCCCATGCATCTTCAAGATCTGGATCAGTTAATCCCCCAGCCATATCTGTAATTGTAGCACTATCTCCGAAGTTAACTGGCGAAGATTCTCCGGCATAATAATTTTCTCTGATATCAATTGCATTACCAAGTGTTCCAGCATTGACAGCAATTAAATTAAGAGCACTAGCAATATTCGTTGATGCTATTACAGGAAGTGTTGAATCTGCATTTACATTGGCAACAACTGCACTGTTTGCATCAGTGGTAGACCATCCACTATTTAATGTAGTATAACACTTAATACCACCAAGTAATAAATTAAAAACTTCTGTGCCACTCATACTAAAACCAGTTGCCGAAAGAGCAATTGAAAATTGAATCGTTGCACTTGCTTTTACTGCAGCACCTGCATCATCTAATGCAATTGCTTTTAATTCTGTATTTGGATTGTTCTTCTTAAAAATATTACACATTCTAGCCAATACAGATCCAGGACCAAAAAACCCATCAGCAAGTCCATCACTAGTAATACTTAAAACTGTTTCTGCTGGTGCTGTTCCACCAGAAATTTTCTGTCCTACTATTAAGGCTTTATGGGGATTGGCAAATAATCCTTGTAAAGCTCTGGAATTATCTATTTCTAAATAAGCTCCAGGTGTCCTTAAAGTATCAGGTACGTTATTAAAACTAATCATGCTTTCCTCCTTTCTCCTTTTCAACTATAACTTCTTGTAATTTAGGTTTTGCAACCTTTACTATAGGAGCTTTATCTGTAATTTTGATTGTTCCTTCTTTTAATCTACGTCTCCAATACCTGCCTTTTGGTCCAACCCAAGGAACATACCCACCTTTATCAGGCAATATTATTCGTGGCTCTCCAGGAAATCTGTGCATGACTCCCTTTTTTGGTATTGCATATTTTTGTTTAGACATATTATCCTCCTCAACTTAACAATTTTTTAAATGCCCTAGCAAATCCAGAATCATAACCACCAAGATTAGGGTCATCATTTATGTCTGTACTTTGTGCATCACTTATATCTATATAATCACCAGCAGGTAATTTCCCTGTATATGGTGGAGTAATTCCAGGTGTTACCATAAATTCGGCATATACTTCATTAAAAGCAGGAATTTGACTTGGTTGCACTCTCTCTCCCACTGGTTTTTCTTCAACATAACCAAATCCCGATTCATCACTTACTATCCTTGAATATGTAGTGAAATCGTATCTGTACCAGATCCAAGCCGGATTAAATTCAAGCAATCTTCCTCTGTCATATGCTATTGTGTTTTCATACCCAACATCAAAGTTAATAAGTACCTTAAATAATTCATTTCGTATTCCATGTAATCTATCATATGCAGCAAGACCTGTTTTGTCATTTAAGTTGGCATCATTTTTTAATACAGCAATGACAGTAAATCTTTCTTTTATTTTTTGGTTTGCAGAAGTGTCATTGCTATCTTCTCCTGCTTCTTCATCATATGGTATTACAAAAGCAACTTCATTTGTTAATGTGTTATTCTTTACAGCGGATAATTCTATAATACCACCAATTTTATCACCAAAAGAAGTACCACTTAATCTCAATGCAAGTATTATTGTTGAAAGTTTCATTTAAGTGCCTCTCCCATCGCTGCTGATGCTGAATCAACTAATCTATCTACAATTCTATCTTCTTCCTCTTCATATGCAGGCTGTAACCACTTTCTATTAAGACCTCTATTTTCAGGATCTTCTAAATATAAACCATGCATTTGAGTTGCTCCAATTTCTACTTGTAATGTTTTAGGATCATCAAATAAAATAGAATTAACTAAATCACCACTATCAATTGCAGGTGGATTTCCTCTCATAGAAGGGTGGTGGCTTTTGTTCCCTCTTTTATAAAAATGACTGGCCCTAGGAGTATTTCGCATAGATAATTTTATCTTAGTAACTAAATCATTACCTATAATTTGCATCTCTGTATGAACATTGGAGCGTACTTCTTCAGTTGCACTCTCAAGCCTTCTTGCTAGTTTTTCAAGAGTCTTATTAAACTCACCAGCCTTTACTTTTATATTAAAATCACCCATGTTATTCTCCGGACCCTCTTTCTTCCATTTCGCTCGCTAATATATTAACCCATTCTCTGTGAACTTCATCTTGTTGTGCTCCGTTTATTGCCATTCTTCGTCCTCTGTCTTGAGAACTTTCCTCCACAAATATAAAATAATTAGACTTAATTGCATTTATATCAGAGATAGAATCGAATCCTTTTGAAAAAGCTATTGTAAAAGATCGACCTAAACAACTGACTGCACTCTTTCTCACACGAATCATATGTGAGTTTCCTTCCTCAGAAGTATTAATTCCTCGTATGGCTTGGATAAATATACTCTTTTTATCAGACTTAACTTCTGCCCATATGCGTAATAAAGTGGTATACTCTCTTTCAAGACTACCACTCCCAACCGGAGCATTAACTCCTTTTTGTATTTGTATACGCTGTTTTAATTTAGGTAACATCCAACTCATTATACAGGACCTATCTTTAATTCTTTCAATTTATTTATTGCTCCCTTTCCTTGAATAACCTCACCAGTTAATAATTGAACATATGCATCTAAATCACTACCATGCCCACAACAAGCATTCATAACACCTCCAATAGTGCCTAAACAATTATCATGTCCTTCTTTAGTTCCACCTTTGCCACAATTACCACAAGCTCTAGCAGGATTTTTAGTAACAGTTTCTTTTGTGTCTGAATAAACCCAAACACTATTTTTATAAATAATAGTATGTCCTCTCCATTTAGAGCTTATCATTACATAAACCTCATCACTTTAAAAAAGTTAAGTGTGGCAAATGCCTCTGGAGGAGGTTCTTCTGTGATAACTCTGTTCTCATAAATATTCATAGCCCATAGCATTATTCCTGTTCGTATTGGTCCAGGTATGTCATCTCTATCTGTACCATATCCAGCTACATAATCTATTATAATGCCACCTTTATCTCTGTCATAATTATATGGCACAGAAGTACCAAATTTAATTACAACCTTTCCAGGAACAGCATCAGTAAGCAAATAATAATTATCAGAATCATATTCGTATTCGGTTCCATCTTCATCAACAGTCGCAATCTGTGTAACACTAATCAATGGAGGTAGGGGCAACTCAATTGTTTCATATGCCCAATAATCCATCCTAGCTCTAACTGTTCTTGTGATTAAAGATCTTCTAAGGTATTGCTCAACACAGATTCTTGCAGACTGTATGAAACCAACCAGCAAAGAGTCTTCATCAACACCATCTATTTTGCCAAAAAATTTAAGCTCTCCGACAGTAACAGGTTCTACAACTGGCTCAGAATAAATTGAATATTCCATATTACCATTTTTTGAATACTTTTCTCCAGAGATCATTGCACCCACCTTTATTCTATTTTAAGCATTGTCAGCAATAAAATTTTTATTTCCATTTTCACCTGCGGCTTTATTCACAGGTGCTGCTGATTTTGCCTTGATTTTTTTCATGTCTTTTTCCGTAATAGGTGCAGTCTCAATTGTGACTTTTTTGAAAGTGCTTTCCGCAATACCTAAATCATCAACAAAGACTTTACTAAGACTTTCTGGCATGTCATAGATTTCATCTTTTTTATAAAGATTAACTGTTAATCCATTAGGTGATCCAGGCATTGTCTTATTCATTTTTATTTTCATACTACTACTCCTTTTATTTTTTATGCATCTGCTTGTAATGTGACTTGTCCAGAAACACCCACCACAGACCACTCATCAGTATCAGTTGCAAGCAACTTAACAATAGCATGACTTGCAGCTGATTGGTGCATCATTATGGTAGAAACGCCACCACTTAAAAGACCAATTACTGTAACGCCACTTAATGTAGAAACTAATACACTACCTATACTTCCACCGCCTCTTGTCATAAGAGTCATTTCTTGACCAATATTACAAGATGGCAACCAAGCTGATGCATTAGATGCTGCATCAGTAATTGAAAAAACAACCAAGCCTTGAAGAGAAGGTATTGTTGTTACTGATAATGCACCCACAGAATTTATAATAATTGTGTTCTGTGCTCTTGCATATAATGCTCCTTTTAGCTCAGCACCAGAGATTCTGAATGATTCGTCTCCAGTATAAAAAGCAAAATAACCATCATCCTGAACATAAATTTCTTCGGCTTCTTGACTTCTTCCTACTTTGGCACTTCTATATGTCTGGTCTCCCATGTTTTCCTCCTTTACATATGGGGAGATTCCTGCTCCCCATAATATATTTTTACTTCATCATTATACTCGTTATGCTTTATTACGAGTTAGCTGGATCATTTACAGGCCAATTATTTGGCAATCCACAAACAATCATAGCTGAGATACTAAAAGCAGAAGCTGCAGCAACTTGTGAAAATCTTGCTCTCAACCAACGTTTCGGACCTCGATACCCAACATAATACATAGCAGATGCATCTGTATAAGATGCAAGGCTTTGAAATATACCAGAGTTGAGAGTAGAATACACACCATTTGCTCCTGTAACAGAATGAATCATTTGAGAAGCATAAACCTCTGACCAAGTAACAGCACCAGTTGTTGCATTAGAATTTCCATGTTCTAACATTAACTGTCCTCGCTGAGTTGCACCCATTGCTCCACCACTTGCACATCCACCCACATTAACAACTAATGTAGCAGTCTGAAAATCACGTACATCAACAGCATCCCCTTCTATTGAAGCAGCAGCAGTTAATTGTGGTCGAAGTGTTTGAAAAAAACCAAAATTACTATATCCATCTAATTTAATTGCACTCATTTCTCACCTCCTTACGCTGAGATCTTGCCAAGCTTAATAGCTTGATAATTTATAACATCACCACCAACTCTTTTCCTTGTATAAAATTCAATAAAAGGTTTCTGAGTAAACGGATCTCTTTGAGTTGATATTCCTAATCTATCAACGATCATATATGCTTCCTTCCAATCTGCAAGAGCAACTGATAATGCATTTGCTGCAACTGCGGGCATTGTTGGTGACATTCTTATAGGAAGCCCCAAAATTGTTGCCATTGCATCTGTAGTAATTCCAGGTTTCCAAATATAATCACCATCACCTGTCTTTAACTTAGTTGTTTCACGAACAGTTGATCTATTCATTAACCAAGTACCACGATTTAAATACTGCTCAACCATAGAATACTTCATATCAATAAAACCATCTGGTGTTAACTTAGTTGCATGAAGCATTGGAATTTGTTCAATAACACCATAATTTCCATCTTCACCATTTGGCCAAGTTAAGAACCCACGTGGTTTACCAACACCATCACCAGAAATAAATGAAGCTGCCTCCATACGTCCCATCTTAGCACCGACATGTTTTCCAAGCCAACTCTCAATATTGATTGCAGAATCTTCTAAAAGAGTCTGAGTCAAACGAGTTCTTGCAGCTAAAGAAAAAACATTGATTCTTTTCTTCTTTAACTGAGGGGTTCCACTTTCGCCGATTATAACTGTTTCACCACCTTCCCATTTAGCATCTGCTTCATCAAAATCAACAAGCCATTCAATGCTTCCGGTTGATATTGTTTCTATTGAAGCCAATGATCGCATAGGATCTACTTCAAACATTCTTTCAATAATCCTATTACCCATAGCAGTAGGAACTACAAAACCACCATCGGGATCACTACCAACTAACATAGATTTAAGCATTTCTGGGACAGTTTTTAATGTTTTCTCATCACCAAGTCTTGCCCATGCTTCAAAATTCTTTGCATACAACTGATATTCTTCCATAGAAATGACAGTGTCTTCTTTTTGATTCATTGAAAATTTAGCGCCATGATCTGGCACTTGAGTAGCTCGTAATGAATTATAAAAATCCTTTACATCCTTTTCAATTTTCTCTGCATCTTTACCTGAAGCCATAGCTGGTCGTTTACCTGCTATTTCAATCTCATCAAGTCTTTTAGTAATACTTGTGTTGAGTTCTGCAATATCACCATCAATTGCATTCTGTCTTGTTGTGATATCTTCAGAAAGCTTTTCAACCTTTTCTGTAACAAGAGTGTCAACATCATTTTTATCTAATACTTTTTTCATTTCTTCATGGCTTTTTCTAAGCTCATTGTAATTTTTCTTGCTGTTGTCACCAAAACTTTGGATACTATCAAATACCGCTTTAGTTACATCAGGCTCATTACTATTTTTGATTATTTCTTCTATTCCTGGCATATCCTTTTCCTCCTAATTTTAAATAAATCTATTTGTGTCAGTGTGTTCCTCCAGAACACTCTACGCTTTAAGATTTATGTTGTCTCCTTTTCTGATCTCATCTAGCAAAGTAAGAATAGATCCTGCTGTATATGCTTTTTTAGCTTGCTCAACTACTTCCAAAATACCAGCGTTACCTTGTTCTTTTTCTGCTACTAAAGCATCTTTACAGAGACTTGTTATATATTTCGCTTGATCAATACTCAACCCTGCCTCCCGCAGAGCGGAATCGAGTTCACGAGGTGTACTTGCGTCTTTAAATGACTTCACTCCAGTTATTTGTGCACCTGTATTAGCTGGGAAAGTAACTAGAGATATTTCCCACAAGTTTACTCTTTTAATAGTTGTGATTCCTGTTTTAGGATCGAACTCACTCCCACCTTTTGGTGTGTCATACCCTATACTCAACCCTCTAATTGCAGGTGGCTCCATCTTCATTAAAACATGTGCATCATGCCCTAATCGTGTTTCTAAGGCAAGTTGGCCTTCAACTTTAAGCCCTCTGCTATTCTCAATAAGAGAAGTCCATACTCCTGGTATTTCATTAGAACTGTGCTGCCACAGCATAGCGATACCAAAACCATTTCTCCCTCCCTTACTAATCGTTTCTAAGAATGCTCCTTTTTCTACAACATCACCATAACTATCAGGTTTGCCACCAAAAGTAGATCCATATCCTTTAAAAGATCCGTCATCACTCACATCTTCTTTCTTTATTTCAAATGGCACTTCTAAATATTTCTTTTTCATGTCACATCCTCCATCATTATGCCACAGCCTTTGCTGGTATATATTTTCTTGCTGATCTCCAAATAGCAACAGCAACAGTGTGAAACAATTGTGAGCACCTACATCTACAGATATTTCCTGCACTACCAGCTGGATCACCTGGATATTCTAAACTTTCTCCTGTATTTACAAAATACTCTTCTTGTCCAACTCTTTCTCCATCTGCTGCACGATGATTAAATCCTTTGCTACCACCACGAACTCTTTCATCCCCTGCAGTCATCCATTCCTTTTCATACTTTAATCTGGAAGCATCCATTGCTTTATTCAAACTCTTCATAGCAACTGTGTGTGTCTCTGTCCTTGCTATATTTAAAGACCTTGCTATATTTACTATTAAACTTTTCTTTCTTATATCTCTAGCAATCTCAACACTAGACTTCCCATCCATTCTCCCCACTGTAATAATTCGTCTTATCGCTTTAACAGTAGTTCTGTTTATGCCTTTTATTTTATTGCCCATTTGAAAACGCATCCAATTGAACATGTGAGAAATATATTCAGCAAAAAAAGATTTGGTTTCATAGCCTCCAACTGACTTACCTATGTCTTCAATTTCATCAAGTAATAACTTACCAAATTGAAGTATAATCCTTTTATAATTCACTTCAAAAGACTTACGAAATAATAAAGATTTATTATAAATAGCTTGATCAATATCATCGCTGCCCATAGCGACAAGTCTAGCAGCTTCATAATATTGAGATTTAATAGCTGCATATACAGTTTTATAAAACATTCTTTCATACTTAGTCATCATGCTAAGTACAACAGTTTGTGCTCTTGCCTTTTCTATAACTGTAGTTGCATTTATTAACATACTAATTTCCGTTTAATCCTATCATATCTTTTGCTTCTTCTTCTGTATATCCTTCATCAATAAGCAATGCCAATTTAGCATTATCTTGTGCGTCACTATCGTCTATATCACTTTCAGGTAAAACAGTTGGATCACTTGCTGCATCTATAGGAAGCATGGCAGCCGGTTTCCACAACACCTTACCTGCTGGTATTTCTTCACAACCAACTGCTTCACGTTTTTCATTATCAGTAAGAAAATCTGCTTTCTGTACTCGCGCCCAAATTTCCGCTCTTTTTCCATTAAGTGCGGGAATATTATCTATATCGAAATCTAAAAACATCTCTTCGTCTTCTTCAAATAACCAATAATTAAATTCAGCCTTAAATTGTTTTAAATAATAAATTACTGTGTCTTCCCAGAATACTTGTCTGGCTTGCTCAAAATTAGCAAAGGTTTGATCTCCTTTTATATTCAACAATTGAGCAGGCACACCAAAAGCAGTTGCTATCATTCTCGCTTTGTCTCTATTGCCTTCAATAAAATCCATCTCAGTAGGATTAAACCCATATGGTTTTGCATCTTTTATATCATCAAAGATAAGAGTTTTGCCGGCTGCTTCTGGACCGACATTATTTTCTAAATCTTTCTTTACTCTTTTATATTGCTCATCTCCTAACATCCTTTCATATATTAACATCAGTCCTGGGCGAGCTTGGTTATCTAACAACTTCTTATGCCATTCAACTGCTGCATTATTTGTATCTATTTCTCTTGCAGCCGGTTCTACAATACTAGCTCCATAATAATCATTTATTGGATGAAAAAACTTAATGTGTAATAAATCACAATTGCCTGTCTTAGGATCGACTTCATATACTTGTTCTTCACTACCACTATCTGCTTTATACACATATTTCACCACTTGCTTTGTTATAGGGTCTTTCTTTATTGTTACTTTATCAGGTCTAAGACAATACATCTCTTTCGGCACACCACTATTTGGACCACCTGTTGGACTGACTTTTGTTAAATATGTATTCCCAGCAATTAACAAAAAAGCAACTGCATCATAATTCAGCGAACTCCATGATGCTCTTGGATTAGCTCTTCTAAGCAAAGATTTAATAGGGTGTTTCACTACTTCTATTCTTTTACCATCAGCAGTCTTTTTATAAACACTCCAACCAACAGAAGAAACAGATTTTGCTATTAAATCTATACATCTAAAAGACACAAGATTTTTTAAATAAGTCTCTTTAGCAAAGTTCTCATAATCTTTTTGTGGCCATACTGCTTGTGCTTCTGTATTAGTTATGGCCATTCCATATTGTTTGCTATCAACAGATCTACCTGCTCCAGTCTTCTTACTAAATATTTTTTTTATGCGCCCAAACATGGTTACCCTCCAGACACCGACCAACCCTCAATAACTACTCCCATAATTGTAGTATTTGAGATGTTGACAGAAAGAACTAAATGATCATCTGCTTGTAACAAAAATCCTTTTTTATCACTTGCTATAAATCTATAATCAGTGCTTCCACTTAAAGGATGACTGATTATAGTATAATTAAATTGAGATCCTTTAGCAGCAGAAACATACAATCGCAATGTCTCAGCACTACCTACTGCAGAAGCTGCATGGAATCTAAGCTCCATAAATACTTTTGGAACAGCCTCATCAATTGATTCAAAGATTCGCTCACCTGTAGTTGCACCTTTATAAAATTGAAATTGATCCCATAAATTATTAACTACATATTCTTTTTCAAAACTCATTTTCTGCCTCCAATAAGTATGCCACCAACAAGACCTATAAAAAGACCAACCCCAACTGCTTTAATATCATCTTTTATGGTTCTTTTTTCTTGCATATCTATATACTCTCTCATCTCTTTATTCAATCTCATATTAGCCAAAACAATATGATTACACTTTGTGTATTTCTTAAAACATTCAGCCTCAAGTCTTGCAAGCTCTTTGTTCTCATCCTGTAGAGTTGCAAACTCTTCTCCACAACTACTTTTTATTGGTTTTACGCTTTTTTCTTTTTGCAAAGAATTGCATTCGCTTGTTACTATAATCATTATAATCATCAACAACAGACTCATTGTCTTTTTTAATTTCATCCAAGCCATCTTTAATCTCCTTCTTTTTTGCTTTTGTCTTTTCATCATCTTTACCAAAAAAAGCCATGCTAGCGATAGAGATGATTGCAAACAATGCACCTATACCTAATACAAATAAGAAAAAACCGCTTTTAATCTTTTTACCTAAGTTCTTAATCTTATCAATCAACATAGTCTTCACCGTTTTTATTTATACTCTTTCTACTTACAAGCCACTTTTGAGCAACATTACCTATTATAAAAACAGTAAACACCCACACAAGATGGTCTCCAGTAAATCCTTTAGCATCTCTAATATGCATTGCAACTCCTAAAGCAAGCACTATAAACTTTCTTGAAGAAGCACGCCTTCCTATATTACCAAAAAACTTTTTGATCTTTCCTCTGGCCTCTGCTTTTGCTTTCTTTTCTTGTTCTGTTTTTAATTTACTCATATCAATCCCCTCATTGCTCTTTTAATATTAGCGGCTTCATTAGCTATCCACTTATGCGGATCGGTATTGTTCCATTTGCCAAATTTAAAAAGCCTTACTTCAAAATGTAAATGTGCCCCTAAGCTATAACCAAAATTTCCAACAGATGCAACACGCTCACCACATTTAAGAATGTCTCCTACACTTAATTTAGTAAGAGGCTCGACATGCTTAAAATAAAACCTTACTTTTGTATCATGTAAACTTTCAGCAACAATATAAGGTGTCCAAGCTCGTCCTTTAGGTGCACTAGATGGCACATATTTTTTTAACTTCTTATTATACACAAACCGACATGGATATTCATAATCAGGTTTACATATTTTCTTTATTATAACATCAGTTGGTGCTATACAATATTTATTGTGTCCTGTATAATCTGTACCATTATGCCACCTGCGTCTGCCAAGCAGCATTCTAAATCCATATTTACTTGTCACTCTACAGATATTAACAGGGAAACAAATATTGTATTTATTAGCAGGCTTCTTGCTATTAAATCTTATTTTATTAACAACCTCTGTAGGCAAGGAGTCATAATCGGTAATTGTTTCATGAGGATTATACCAGTTCTGTTCTTCCGGATTATGGATTATTCCATTTAGTGCATCTCTAACTGCTTGTAACATTCTTATCTCCTTACGATAAAGCAACTATAGCGCCAACAACAGTTGTTATTAACACAATAGCTCCACCGATTATTTTCATCCAGCGCACTAATGCTTCATTGCTGCTGGTCTTGACTCTCTCAATATCTCCATCTTTCATACTATGCAAAATGGTCTTTGTTGCTTCTTTCAATATGTCAATCTCTATCTTTATATCTTTTTTTAAGTCTTCAAATTTATCATTATTGTCTCCAATACAATCTCTCATATCATCAACAGCTTTGACTAAGCTATCTATTTTATTAAAAGCTTTCTCCCATGCAATTATAGATTTCTCTTGTATTCCTAACACTCTATCAAAATTATCACCATTCATTAGCTTTCTCCAGTAGCTCATCAGCCCAATTCTCTAACTTAGTCAACCAACCTTTTATTTTAACTTCATTAGAACAATTAGCTCCTTGCATTTTTTTATTATATGCAAAATCTCTATCTCTGCTTCTTCTATCTACACTAGATGAGCTACTTTTGATGGTTCCCACAGATCATACACTCCTTGCTCTAGGAACCCCACCAAGGCTGAGTTCATTATAAGCACCAGAGGCAGCATCAACTTGATCTTTAAACTTGCCATCTGGAAAAACTTCAACTTCGTCTAAAAAATCTTTCACCCATGGGCCATTTACTAAATACACATTCCCTGCTTCTGCTTGACTCGCAAATGGACCAGCTTCACTTATCTTACTTCCAATTTTCTTATCTTCTCTAAAATCAAATTCTGGTAATATGTTCCTATGGAAATGATCCATCACATGAACACCTGAACTTCCTGGCTCTTGCTCCATCCTTATCGGAAAACCTCTTCCATCCATATCTGCTGTCTGTCTTACTATTACTTCAACATTTCTAGGACTTAATCTTGCTCTTACAACAGAGTCTATAAAGTATTGGCCATAATTAGTTCGATACATTCTCAATCCAACTGTATAAGCTGGATCTTTTTTTGGGTCTTCTTCTGTACTTGCTAAGTCCCATCTTCTCAATCCATAATAAACTTCTTCAGCTGGTGGCATTTTATCAACTATCTTAAACCATGCCCGACTAAAAAATCTACCTGCTGTTTGTACTTCCCAGTCTCCATCTTCTAATTGTTTCCTTGTAATAGGATCTAATTTAGCGAGTGTTTTCCTATACTCCTTGGCATCTATATGAGGATTATCTGCTATCTTAGAAGGGATATATACAACACCCTTTTCCCTAGTTTGCTCATCTACATATTTATCCTTTACCCAACTACCTCTCTCTAATTGCTCTAATCGTGGTGGATTAGATGCTGCTCTAAATCTTATTGGTAAATTTTTATATGCTTCATAATAAGATTGAAGCTCTTTCTCTTCCGTATCCTCAAATAATGGAAATTTTCTAAGATCTTTTAAATAAGATTCAGGCATTTTCTTTCTTAATCTGGAGAACAAATAATTTGCTTGGTGCTCTCTTGTTCCTACAACTTCATCTATACCAACGAATTGATAAGCTGGTCCTTGATAATTAAAATGATCTCTTGGGCCATCTAAATAACCAAAACTAAGTGTAGCAGTACTGGGAAATCTATATGCTTTCATTTCTCCTTCCCAGCGAGCATCTGTTCCAGCAAGCCACTCATTAGCGCGATCAAGAAGCCCTTCTGGTTTTACTAAATTAGCATATGTATCTCTTAATAACAATGCATTATATCCTGGAACATCTACATATTGTAATGCCGCCATTAAAAGTGCATCTGATTTACCACCACCTGCTGCTCCTCCAAAGAACGCATCAAGACAATTGAGCAACAAAAAAGCAGTTTGCTTAATTGATGGATCATGTGGATTATAGTGTGTCATCTTAGGGACTAACATATTTTTAATAAAGTCACTACCCTTGATTACATCAGCTAATTTTGTTATATCTACTTGCACTCTTGCTTTGCTCCTTATTCTATATCTGTTAATCTAGCAACATCTGCATCTGTTGGAACTATCTTTGATACATTTATTCCAAAATCTATTATTTTAAATCTTACTGTTGCACCTTTTATTATATCCCAATAAACAACTCCATGTTGTTTATTATATACTCCTTTCATATCCTTACTGGCATAAATAGCTGATCCACTGTCTTCCGGCATACTTGTAATACTTGCAAACGCTTCAACACTATCTACTGGATCACCTCCACTATAGCAATATTCATATACTCTCGTAGTAAGAGTTGAACCACTAGGAGCTAAAAAAAAAAGAGTATTGCCTGTGTATTCCTGATCCATATTTGCTGATACTGCCAAACTTTCAGGATCTGTAAAACTATACCCTGCCTTTTTCAATTTGACTTTATAACTGCCGGCATCCATAGAAGGAGTTATTTGCCCCAAACTATTTGATGTTCCATAGGTCAATAATGTGGTCAGTGTGCTATTCCATATCTGGATACTGACATCAGGAACTGCATTATCATCTTGATCAACAACCGAAATAGTAACCGTAAAAGCTCCTGTAATCGTTATAGCACTTACTTTATCACTTATTGCTTCTAAACTATCATCTCCAGTTACAAAGGTTGCTCCTTTAGCATCTACAAGACTTGCAATAATTGTGTCCTGTTTTGCTTCAGTTGCATCGCCACCTGTTCCACTAGGTGCTTGCTCCAAAGCATTGGTTGTATAACGATATACCGCACCATCAAGTTCAAGAGCAGTGTCTAATTTATTAGCTATAACTAATAATGCGTCTACAATAACATCAACAATTGCTAAATTAGCTGCAGTTGATAAAGAAGCATCAACAATAGCAGTATCACATTGTGCATTAACTTGTGCTTCAGTTACTGTAGATAATCCAGATTGAATTTCTGCAATAGCATCTGCTGCAAGTTTTGCTGCAGTAATAGCATCATTCGTTAATCCCACAGAAGTTAAGCCAGCACCCGCTCCACCAATTCTTGCAAAAGAATCACCTGTTTGTGCGACATGAGTTCCCACTGCTAGTGTTCCAACAATACGAGAAAGCAATGTTGTAATATTTGAGTTCAATGCAACCGCTCCCGCACTGAGATTGTCTAAATATCCCGCCCTTGCACTAGATAATCTAGTTAGGAGCGTATCAATATCTGTCGGAATGTTAATAGAATTAAGCTCGTCTAAATATCCTGCTCGTACTGCTGTCAGTCTTGTTTCTAACTCATCGACAAGAGCTTCAATTGCAGAGTTACCATATGTTCCATTATTTACGATTGCATATCCATCACCAGTTTGTGGTTCATGAGTTCCTGTTGCTAATGTACCAATTATTCTACTTAATATTGTATTTATATCAGCCCCATTGTCATTTGCTGTTTGAGAAGTATCATTTACTTTAGTAACATTAACATTTAATTCATCACCACCATCTATTAAAGCATTGTTTAAAGCAACTGCCCTAAATCCTATTATAGGACTACGCCAAGGCAATACTCCTGTACAATATCCTGTAAACCACCCAAAACCTTCAGCATCATTATTTATACTAGCACCACCACTAGCTGGTATTTCAATACTATACATTCCATCACCTTGGTGAGTCCAATCATAATCACCACCAGTTGTGGGAGTAACTGCTGTCTGCGTATATACACCACCAGTAGTTACAAAATTCCATACTAAATCCATTCCTGCTTGATCATATGTAATCGCAACTTCTCTAGTCTTAAAATCTGTATCATCAATCAGTGACAAAATATTTATAGGCACTTCTGAAAGTGCTATGTCTACATCAATATATATATTTGGCATAATATTCTCCTTTTATTGTTGCTGTGCATATGTATACCACGGATTTCCGCTACTTACTATATATTCATCGCATCCTATATCCCAAATAGAAACCCTAGCTTTTCCGTCTATATCGTCTGAATATAAACCTGAAGCTGGATTGTCAGTCCCTCCATTTTTACAACCACTAGCATCACCAGAGGTTAAATGAAGATCTCCATTAGAAGAATCAGTAAAACCAAAAGTTGCACTTGTTATATCGTGTGCACCTCCTGTTGTTGTACCTAAATCAGATGCATTATAATCACTACTTGTCCATGTACCAGTATCTACTACAGCAATTAAATTATGAAATATACAATTTATAGCTTTTGTTGTTCCTGCTGATCCATAAAGACCATTATAACCAGTACTAAGTGTCACGTTATATAAATTAAGTGTTGCTCCAGCATTATGTATTAAAGAATTTGCAGCAGAAGCATTTGTCCTGTTTCCATTCCATATTACAGAATTATATACATTTACTGTCCTGGCACTATCACAACCGAATACTCTTTCTCTATAAGTTCCATTATTTGCTGATTTTATTATGACTTTGTCTAAATTTGTAACACTACCAGATGGCAAATTATCAATATGAATAACTTTTTGATAATTTGCATTTATAGACGTTAATTCTACTTGAAGACCAGTTAAAGTTATGAATGCATCATATAATTGTAATACATTTTGATTTGCGGCTTGTAATCGATAAGCAGCAGCATTCCATTTTCCTTTATGATCGTCTTCATTTATTACTTCAATATTATAAATAGCTGAAGTTGTCGAACCGTCAAAACTTACAGCAGTAGTGTCAGCAGTTCCAGCACTGCTTTTAACATGGAATACAATATTATCTGTATCTGTTACAAAATCTTTTTGTTCTGCTGCTTCTGCTGCATTTAAACTATTATAAGCATTCGTCCAATCAACACCAGTTCCTGTACCAGAAGCATCTGGATCTATATATACATCAATTTGTGACAAGGATTACCTCCTCTGCAAATTGATATGCCCCTCTATCATTAGTAGTTCTATCCACTCCAACAATATCTGTTTCATAATTACAATTGATATCTTGAGTTAATATCACACCATTTAAAGTATTTCTTATTAACTTAAAATTATTACTTATAGCATCTTCAAATATATCAATTGTGTCAATTTGATTATTTGAACCATCACCTGAAGCTATATCTATGTTATTTAAAAAATAATTATAATCTATAATACCGTTTATCCATCTTACTCTTGCACAATTTGCCCAAATGTTATTATAAACTAAATTATTTTCAAATCCATTACCATTAAAGCCTGCATTTGTTCCTTGTAAATTATATGCAGTATTATGATACACTCGACAATCACCTGATATTTCTCCACCATTTATAGTAACAATGCCCATCCCAATACCACTACCGCTTTGACCTGTATTTGGATAAGTAGCAGAATAAAAGAAGATATTATTATATACTTTCCAACCCGAACCAGCTACAATAAAAGCGGTGCCCTCTATATCTTCCCATATATTGTTTCTAATGATAAAATCAGGGCAATGCCCACCTGTTTGAATACCTTCTCCATGATAAACTGCATCATTATGATTCCGTGCTACATAACAATTTTCAACAATTCCATTACTTGAGTTATAAAAATAAATAGGTATGCCAGGAATATCATGGAAATAACATTCCTTTATTAAACAATTATTTGTTTTAGCTTGTGAATGAACTTGGAATCCTCTACCACCACCATCGGTATTATCACAACCTTTATGTTCGACTTCACTATTCATTATAAACAAATTCTCAAAAACTCGTCCTAAATATGTAGTATCTACAACTAAAAACAAAGAATCAATGTCTGATGTGTTTGTATAAAATTTGAATCCAAGCCAAAATGATCCATCTATAACATAATAACCTTCATTAAATTCAAATATAGCCGTTCCAGTTGAACAAGAATCGAGTTGCTGAAATATAGCTTGTCCTTGTAAATAGTCAGTTTTGTAATCTGTGGCTGGGCCATGATCTGAAACAGTAGCTTTTTTTATTATGATTTCTTCCGTTCCATTCTCTGTATCATTAAATACTTTTGGACCATATGCCCCAGTTGCGATATAATAAATAACACCCCTAATTAAATTATCAGGAAGAGTAGTATAAGCATTTGTCCAATCTTCTCCAGTCCCTAAACCAGTAGCACCAGATCTGACATATTTATATATTCCTAAATATTCTTTAACTTCTTTCTTAAAAAGATTAATTTTTGTTTTATCTTTTTCTTCATACTTTCCATTTATAAAATTAAGACTTGTTATATCAATATTATATGTTCTTTTTTTTAATAATTGTGTGGGAGTTTCAAAAAAAGGAGAAATATCAGCAACTAAAGAATCATCAGGAATAGATAGAACCTTAAAAACATTTGTATTAAATCCCCTATTCTCCCAATAACCATCAGAGCGTATTTCAACAATATCACCTTTTTGATAAGTTGTCTCATATCCTCGATTATATATTAAATATTCAGACATTCTTTACATAACCTCAAATACTTCATCTCTAAATTTTGTATTCAAACACACAATTTCTAAATTAACTGTTTTTAATCTTTCGTTTAATTCCAAGATATTCTTTCTCTGCTCTTCCATAACTACTGAGTTTTTTGACTTTCTCGCTCCATTTGCTTCAATCTTACGAAACAAAGCAGTGCGTATTTTCTTTTTTTCTTCTATATCTTTAGCTATATCTTGCAACATCACTTAACTCCTAACAACCTTATTTATTGTAACTCCCTTTCTTGCTCTTCTTGGGGCGGTATGTATTTAGTATTATCTGGTAATTGTATTGCGCCTTGTTCTAATAGTATGTTAAGCACCTCTGCCATTTCATCATCGCTCTGCACCTTAACTACTGTAGTTGTTCTTTCTTCATTTATATTATGTGTGGTACTTTTAACACTGGCATCTAACTTCCTAGACCAACCAAACCTATTCTGCATATTCATCATGTATAAGGTATTATTAAAATCTTTATTATGGAGATTAAGTCTTCCCATTTCCATCCACCATGCTTCAGATAACTTCTGACCTTGCTTTACGGCATATAAGAACTCAGGGTGTAACTTCATCCAGTTATGTAATGTACCCCAGCTTATCTTTAAGTCAATTGCTACTGCTTCTAAACTCTTTCCTTGACTTAGCGCTATAATAGTAGCTTTAATATGTAGCTCGGGATTGTACTTAGATGGCGCACCTGTTGTATATTCTTTTACTATAGCAGACTCTAAACATTCTAATGCTAATTCTTCTACTAATTCATTATCTATACAACTAGTATCAGGTAATCTAATATCTTTAACTTTTACTATTTCTTTAGTAGTTGCTTTCTTTTTTACTGATTTCTTTGTGGTTTTCTTTTTAGATACAGGTTTACTTTCTTTATTAAAGAGGTTTTCTATCATATTACCGAATGTATTTTTATTGCTATTTGACACAATTTTACCTCTATTTACATAATATAATAAACTATATCGGAAAAGTAAAGTCTTTTTTCCGTATGCCCTCGTTTTATCAGTACTTACGGAGCATTTTTTCTATGTTTTTTGTTTACTTTATTTGTTTGTTCTGTTATATTAGTATTATAAAGAATAAAAAAGGAGAACAATAATGACTAATTTAAAAAACTATTTAAACGATGGAGCTGATTATCAAGCTCAAAGTGTATTAGCTTATTTAAGAACACATTTAATTATAGAAGAAAGTGGGAATGACAAATTTAAAAAATACTACCCTATGATAAAAGCAGGCAGATGGGAAAATTGTCGTGAACAAGGTTATGTCTTAACGATGAATAAGCAAAGAAATGGAGAAAGATTAAATATTGCTTTCTTTGAACACAGAAATTCTGATGATTTGTGTGCATTAAGTTGGCATCAGAATACAACAAACACACCTACTATAGATACGGCAGATTTTAAAAACGAATGTTATTCTGATAAATATGATGTATCTTTTCGTGTTGCATATATGGAAATAATGAAAATGTGTGAATGGATAATAAAACAATTTTCAGAAGAATGGCAAAGCAATGATTCAATAAAATGGAAGCTGAAGGATAATGAAAAGGTAAAGTTACCTAGCTTGGATGATTTATCTAACTTGGATGGTTTAGTAGGTAAAAAATGGTTTTTTAGGACTACCACATATCACATGGTAGGCAGGGTTATAAAAAGAATTGGTGATTTTATACAACTTGAGAATGCTTTGTGGGTAGCGGATTCTGGTCGATTTACAAATGCAATTAAAGAAGGGAAATTAAACGAAGCAGAACCAGTGGGATTGTGTTTTATAAATTTAGATTCAGTAACAGATTTTTTTCCTTGGTCACACGATTTACCAGAAAATCAAAAATAATGAAAACAGCAATAAAAATCAATATGTCTTGGTCTAGATCTGGGTCTGGGTCTAGATCTGGGTCTGGGTCTGGGTCTAGGTCTAGGTCTGGGTCTAGATCTAGGTCTTGGTCTGGGTCTGAGTCTTGGCCTGGGTCTGAGTCTTGGCCTAGGTCTGGGTCTGAGTCTGGGTCTGGGTCTGGGTCTAGATCTAGATCTTGGTCTGGGTCTAGGTAAAAAATTAAAAGAAGGA